CTCGGCTTCGACCAGACCCTCGGCTTCATCGAGGGGCTCTCCCTCCTGGAGCGGCAGCCGGAACGACTGGCGACCCTGGCCGACAGTACCCTTCGGCTCTTCACCAACTTGAGCTACCTGAGTAAAGCCCAGCAGACGACCGGGATCAAATTCTTCGACGACAAGGGCTCCCGGCGCAATCCCTTGGAGGTCCTCCAGGAGCTCAAGAAGAAATACGACGCCTTCAAGACCGACAGGGAACGGGAGATCTTCATGGGGAGGGCCTTCCAGGGGGCCGACCTGGACACGATCAAGGGCCTGCAGGCGCTGCTCTCGGGAGATCTCCTGACGCGGATCTCCGGCATGACCAAAGACATCGCGGCGGCGCCGGGCACCATAAAGAAGGACCTTCCGGAGGCGATCCGAAACGCCGTGGATCAGACCGGCCGGCTCAAGGCCACCCTCCGGGAAGCCGCGGACAGCTTTATAATGCCCTTCAACCAGGGCATCTCGACCGGCATCAAGAAGCTCCTGGATTCCAGGAAAGAAGGCGGCCTTGGCTTAAGCGGCGGCCAGATCATCGCGGGAAGCGCCGGTCTCCTGGCAGCCGGATACGCCGCCTACAGGCTCGGTGGGCCGCTCATTAAGAGAACCCTCGGACGGCTGGGGGGCACGGCCGCGGGGATCGCCGAAGGAAAGGCGATCGAGGCCGCCACGGGGGTGACGCCGGTCTTTATCACCAACTGGCCTGCGGGCGGGTCCGTGCTTTCCCGGGAAGAGGCCTTCAAGCGCGGGGACAGCCTTTTCAAGACAACCCAGGACATGGCTACGGGGGCAGCCCTCGGCCGCGGCGGCGCGATCCTGGAGAAGCTCAAAATCTTTGGAAGCAAGGCGATCAAGCTTGCCCCATTGGCCTGGAACTTCGTGCCGCCTCAGGTCCGGATCGCCGCCCTGGCGGGAGGGGCCATCACCTACGGCGGCGGCATGGCGGCCGACTGGCTTACCGGCGGCAAATACAACGGCCCGGGATGGATGGGGCAGATCGCCTACGACCTTCTGAACCGTGAGAAGCAGGAAGTCAATAACACCATCAACATTGCCGTGGACAGGACCGGGCGGGTGGACGTCGATTCAGACAACAACAATACCGAGATCAACCTGAAGCGGGGGAGGTTCTGATGGCCGAACAGTTCCCTGCATCGATCGACGGCATCCCCTTCGACTGCGAGGACCTGGAGGACTCCTTCGAGAAAACCATTGCCCGCTACGAATTTCCCTACCGTGACGGGGCGCTCCTGGAAGACATGGGCCAGAAGGCCCGAACCGTCCGGATCCGATGTTATTTCCTCAACGAGGCCTACGAAAGACACAAGGAACTGGTCAACCGCCTCAAGAGCCCCTCAGGGGACTTCGAGCTGGTCCATCCCCTCTACGGCATCCTCAAGGGCCAGGTCGAATCGATCGTGGTCCACCACGACCGCCGCGAGCAGACAGCGGAGATCGACCTCACCTTCCTGGAGCAGTTCCGGGGCACCCTGGAGGTTCAGCATCGGCCGTCCGTGGACGGCGGGACCGAGGAAGCCTTCCAGGCCGGCCAGGACGAGTTGACCGATTCCCTGTCGAACGACATCGCTGAGGAACTCGGCGCCGATTCGGGGCCGATCCTGCAGGACACCCTCGATCCGGACCGGTCTCTCCTGGATCAGTTCGATGAGCTCAGCGCCAAAGCCAGGGTCTACGTCAAAGAGGCAGACCGCTATGTCCGGAGGCTCAAGAAGACCCTGAACGAAATCACGAGCCCCGCGAATTCACTCGTCTCGACGATCAGCTATGCCACCAACCTGCCAGGCATCGTGATCGGATCCCTGGCCGGGGCTGTCGAGCGGTATGCCCTCCTGTACGGCAGTCTGATGACTTCCCCGACCCGGTTCCTGAACAGCCTCGCGGCCGGCGTGGCCGACCTGGAGACCGCCTTCGATCGGTTCGGCAAATATACGAAGATTGCCAAGGCTCAGCGGATCGCCGTCGAGTTGGGAAGCGCCCTGAAGGCAGACCAGGTCAAAAGCCGGGCTCAGCAGCGGGCGGCTTCGGTGAAGACCTTCAGTGCCCTCGGCCGGCTTCAGAAACCGATCGAACCGGCAGAGGCCGTCCTGACCGTCTCGGAGATTGAGGTGGCCCTTGCGATCGCCAGGGAGGTCCTGCAGGGGGCGGTCGAGTTGGACAGGACCATGCAAAGCACCAAGGACCTGGCGGCAATCCTGACGGATCATGTCGTGGAGATCAAAAAGGAACGGCCAGCGATCATGCAGGTGAGCCTCGACAATGCTCTCCCCCTGCATCTGGTTTGCCTGAAATACGGTCTGTCATACCAGGACGCGGAGCTTCTCATGGGCATCAACCGGATCCGCAGGCCGAACTTCGTCACCGGAAAGGTGAATGTCTATGTCCGATAGCATCATCCTCCAGATCGGCCGGCAACGGATCGAGAATTTCCTCTCCTATTCGATCGAGGCGGACCTCTACACGGCCGACGACGCCTTCTCCCTGGAGCTGGCAAATCCTGAATCGGCGCCGGCAGCGGGACAACGTTGCGAGCTTTACGTCAACGGCATCCTGGAGATGACGGGGATCGTGGATCGCCTGAGAAAGGGCCATAGAAAGACCGGGGTAAGCCTGACCGTCGAGGGACGGGACCTGGGCGGGCTCCTGGTCGATTCATACTGCGAGGAGTTCATCGATGTCCAGGGCATGACGGTCAAGGCCCTGGCGGAGCGGCTGATCCGGCAGGTCCCCTTCATCTCCAGGAAGGACATCCTCTACCAGGAGACGATCCGGGGAAACCTCAAGAAAAGAAAGGGCGGTGCCACGGCCCTGGCCCTCATGGATTCTGCCCAGAGCTTTGCCAAGATCGAGCCTGGCCAGACAATCTTTGAGGTCCTCAAGACCTACGCCATGAGCCGGGGCATGATGTTCTTTTGCATGCCCGACGGGACGTTCCTATTCGGACGGCCCAAGGATGGTGGTGAGCCTCTCTACCGGCTCATCCTGAGAAAAAGCGATCCCCGGGAAAACAACGTCCTGGAGGGGACACTCATCGAGGACATCTCGAAGCGCTACTCGAAGATCGTCGTGGTGGGCCAGCAGCAGGGTCTGGACGCCTTCGACGCCAGCGGCATCAATACGATGGCGACCGTTTCGGACAGCACCTTTCCATTCTACAAGCCCTGCGTCGTCACGGACCAGAATGACTCCAGGAGCCCCAGGCTCCATGCCCAGATGCTCATGGAGAAGCAGAAATACGAAGGCTTCCGTTTGGAGTACCGAGTACCGGGACACAGCCAGGGGGGCGTCAACTGGCGAATCAACGAGATGTGCCGGGTGACCGACGAGGCCTTGGACCTCGACAACGATTATCTCATCTACGGCCGGACCTTCGAAATGTCCAAGGAAGGGGCCTATACAATCGTAAGGCTGGGGTTGCCGGGGATGGTTCAATGACCAGGAAGATTGACGGCTTTAAAGCGCTTGTTGAAAGGGCTGATTCGTTCAGGCTTGAGCAGGACGGTCTCCTGGGCGGAGCATCGGCCCTTCTTGACTTCATCCAGGAAGCGGCGGGAGCCGAAACTGTCCGCCTTGATCACGATCACCTCCCGGCCGAGATCGTAGGACATGCTGTCACCCTTGGTCCTCTTCACGCGGCGGGCTTCCAGGGTGAGGGAGGATGGCCTGTCGTGCGGAACAGTCCTGAAATTGAGCCCCTGCTCGTAGCATGGGCCGGGTTCTCCGGGAAGCTGGTGGCTCCTGGGCGGATAGGGGCCTGCCCAGGCTTGGCCTGTGGCAACAGCGAGAATGACGGCAATCCAAAGCGTACGGTGCATGGAGGGAATATACGGTGATCAGAGGCATAATTCAACATGTAATCGAAGGCGTGATCAAGCGCTTCACGGCAGCCGGCCGCGCCGGCGAGACGATCGCCGATCGGGAGTACTTCCAGCACTACGGGTTCACGTCCCGGCCCTTGGCCGGCGCCGAGGGGATCATCATCTGTGAGGGCAACCATGTGGTCATGATCGCCTCGGACGATCGTCGCTACCGGATCGCCCTGGAGGACGGCGAGGTCTGCCTCTACTCGGATGAGGGGGATCATATCCGGCTGAAACGAGGCAAAGAGATCTATATCAAGAGCGGGGGGAAGCTGACCGCCGTGATCGAGAACGAGGTCAGCATCACCACGAAAGCGGCCAAGATCACCGCCTCGAACTCTTGTGAGGTGACCAGTCCTGCTGTCACGGTCAATGCCTCTGCGATACAAATGGGCGGCAGCGAGGGCACGATGCGTGCCATTATCGACGAGCGGCTGATTGCCTGGCTCACCAACCACACACATAACGGCAGCCCGGCCCCGGATCAAAGCCTCGCTGTCGGGGACGTGGCCACGACGATCACCAAGGCGGGTTGAGATGGATTTTGCGCTGACAATCGACAACCAGGCAGGGATCGCCGATATGACCTTTGAACAGGCCACGGGGGGCAATCTGGCCAATAACGTCTACCTGAGCCTCATGGTCAAGCGCGGTTCCTTTTTCCAGAATCCGGACTTCGGGTCCCGGCTCCATTTGCTCCAGCGGGAAAAGAACACGCCCCGCACCGAAGCGCTGGCAATCGAGTACTGCAAGGAAGCTCTGGCCTGGCTAATCGAAACGGGGCGGGTCTCGAAGTTCGAGTATTTTACCGAGCGAGACAAGGCCCAGGTTCTGGAGCGGCTGAAGATCATCGTAGTGGCGACCAAGGCTGATGGCGATACGGTATCGTTCGCGACCTTTGTGGAGGTGGTCTAGTGACGGCCTTTCAAAAGAGCTTCGACGAATTGCTCAATGAAATCCTGACTGATTGGAGAAATCAATTTCCCGGGGCGGACACCTCCCAGGGAAGCCTCATATTCATCCGGTCGGCCTGCCTGGCCTCAGCCCTCTGGGGGCTCTACAAATATCAGGCATGGATCGCCGGCCAGATATTCCCGGATACCGCCGAAACTGAGCTACTGGAGCACCACGCATGGGTCCGGGGGCTGACTCGGTCGGCAGGGGAGACGGATGCGGCCCTCCTGGCGCGGCTCCTCAATCACATTAGGAAGCCCCCTGCAGGAGGTAACAAGAACGACTATGAGCAATGGGCCTTGTCGATCGACCACGTTGCCAAGGCCTGGTGTTTTCCCCTTGCCCAGGGCCTGGGAACGGTGGACGTTGTCATCCTCGCCAGCGCAGACACGGGAAGCGAGATTCCCTCGTCCCATGCCCGAACTGGCAGCACGACAAGCGTCTCCGAAGGGAAGCTGGTTGACGCGGCGGCAAATTTTACGGGAGCCAATCCCGTCCGGATCGGGGACATTGCGGTCAACGACGACACCGAGGCAACTGCGGTCGTGACGGCCGTTGATAGCGGCACGCAACTCAGTCTTGACGAGGACATCTTCACCGCCGCCGGCGTCGCCTATACCATCAAGTCCCTGACCGTCCAGGTCAAGGAATACATCAACTCTGTGCGTCCCGTCACGGCATCGATAGTCCGGATCCTGCCTCCGGATCCCCTGACCCAGGCCGTCTCCATGACGGTTTCCGGGTCCGGTATTGACAGGACGGCCATTGCAGCGGAGATCGCTGCATACATGAATTCCCTGATCCCCGGAGAGGTCCTCTACAAGAGCCGCCTGGTGACGATCGCCATCCAGGAAGGGGCGACCGATGCCGTTCTGACCGTTCCGGCAACTGACGTGACGCCCGCGGGCTACGGAATGATCCGGCCGGGGACGATCACGATTGCATAAGAGGCGTTATGGTCCATTCAGATGTTCTGAAGCTGCTGTTTCCCCTGCCGGTCGAGGCGGATGGCGTTCTTGCTGACGACTTCTCCCTGGAGGGGGGCCAGCTCGATGCGGCTCAATCGTCGGCGGAAGCGCTGCTCCTGGAGGCATTCCCGGATCAATCGACGGCCCTGCTGGCCTCCTGGGAACGCGTCTGCGGGATCGTTCCGGGAGACGATGATCCGCTACAGGCCAGGCGCGATGCCGTCGTCAGGATACTGCGATCCATCGGAGGGCTCAGCCGGGCCTATTTTATAACCCTCGCCGCGGTCTTTGGATGGACGATCACCATCGATGAGTATTTGCCCTTTATCGCGGGATGGAACCGATGCGGAGATTATCTCTATGAGGAGCATGTCCGCTGGATCTGGCGAGTCAACGTCTCTGGGAAGGCGGTCTACCCCTTTAGGGCAGGGCTGTCGGCAGCTGGCGAGAGGCTGACTTGGTGGGTGCCCAATACGGTGCTGGAGACGCTATTCGAGGAACTCAAGCCAGCCCATACTCATGCCATATTCAATTACGATTAGGAGGTCCTATGTCCAAAACGAACTTTGTTGACGGCGATCCCAGTCAGGGGATAACGGGAACCATAGTTACGGCTGCGTTTCTCAATGCCATAAACAACCATCGCCATCGAGGTCTCGCTGAAGACGGCGACGGCGCGATCGATTACGCGGCAGATACCGGCTCGGCGAACGCTTGCGCGATCGCCCTGGTCCCGGCGCTGACGGCCCATGTGGTGGGCATGCCCATCCATTTCAAAGTGGCCGCCACCAACACCGGCGCCGCCACGCTGGCGGTCAATAGCCTGGCTGCGGTGGCCATCAGAAAGAACGTCTCCGAGGACCTGACTGGCGGTGATATGAAGAGCGGCCAGATCGTCACGGTGATCTATGAAGGTACCTGTTACCAGCTGCAGTCAATCGCGATGGAGGGCATTCTGATCGCCGTCGATGAAAAAACGAGCGGTACAAATAGTGGCACTTTTACCGCCAGCGCCTGGAGGACGCGGGATCTGAATACAGTGAGAACAAACACCATTTCCGGTGCAAGTTTGACGAACAATCAAATCACGCTGCCGGCAGGTAAATACCAAGTCATTGCGTATTTGCCCGCCTACCAGGTGTGGCAGCATAAAGGCAAGCTGAAAAATATTACCGATGCTCTGGATATCATTGTTGGTTCCTCAGAGGCATGCCATGCCGGAGGAATCACAAATACGTGCAGTATTATCATAGGGCAATTCACGATCACGTCTCAAAAAGTGTTTGAACTACAGCATTACTGCGCAGTGACGGCGGCGGGTAGTGGGTTTGGACCTCCGTCTGGTATTGCAGATACGGCCGAGGTATACACTCAAGTGAAGATAAGAAAAATCGCATAGGAGGGGTACAAAATGGATATAGCTCTGGCAATTGAGAGTTTGATCCCCGGCGCGAAATATGGCGGATCAGTCTCACTCCATAGTGAAGCGGCATACGACAGCCTCCGGTGGGAGGACGATAGGACGAAACCATCCTGGGCGGCCATTGAGGGCGCCTGGGCTATTATTGAGACTCAAGTGGCGGCCAAAGAATTGGCCACGGCTGCCCGGACTGCGATCGCAAAGTCGGACATCACGGTTTTGCGCTGTGCGGAGAACGCCGTGACCGTCCCGGCCACCTGGCAGGCATATCGCACCGCCTTGCGCGCGATCATCTCCGGGACCTCCACGGCAACCGAGTTACCGAGCATGCCGGATTATCCTGAAGGGACATAAAAAGAGGCGGACAGTAGTCCAGGGAGCTCCATCTCCCCAGACTAGGGCGCAGCAACGCCCGGCTAAAAGAGTCTAAAAGAAGCAGGTCAGGAACTGCTGATCATGAATTATCAGCCGCCCTGACCTGCTCTTAATACGGTATCTCCCCTCCCCTGTTGACGACCTTAGAGGGTCGTACAAGATTTTTGCGCCCTGCGATCGGAGCAGAAAAGTTGTCTCCGATTACGTTTTTCTGTCTCCGATTACGTTTTCTTTTGTCGCAGATTATCTTTTGCCTGACACTTGTTTTTTGTCGCCGAATTCTTTTTTTAAAAACCTGTGGATAGAGAAATGAAATCGGCGACAGATTTCTATAATTTTAATGCCTCTAGATTGTGTCTTCGTTGAGTCGGCTACACCCGTAAGTTTCGCCATCTATTGGCCCATCGCGTAGTTATTAGTAGGGCAAGGTCGCTCTTTGGTAGTTACAGTCGGCACTTATTCTTTCTTTCCCCAAGGAGGTCACAGATATTAAAGAGGGTTTTCGATAAGCATCCAATGAGCATGACAACTAGACAAAAAAATCCGAATATCGACAATCCAGAAAGTAATGCATATGAGAAGATGTTATTCCACTTCAATATAATCAAAGTTGATGCAACAATCATATAGTGCAGAAGCATCTTCTGACAAGTTGAAAGCGCAGATACGCTTTGAATATTCTTAGATGTTAGCATAATAAAAGAAGGGTAGAGAAAAACGCATACCGAGGCGCCGAAAAGTAATCCCGTCAGGAACCGAATATCATTTGATGGCGCCCGCACCCCCAAAACAATAGTAGCGACATCAATGGGAAGTGTAGCTATCATTACAAAAGAAATAAAAAAAACAAATGGTGGCGGGAAAGCTGATGTCCGCCAATTGCAAAAAAAATGATATATTATGCTAATGCCGAATCCTATGTAAATACCTGAGCACCGAGCATCCCAAAGCAGTGTATAACCACCAATCCACAGAGCCTTGGAAGGCGTCCAATGAAATAAGTACTTATCAAATAGTGCCGTGATAGAATTAATATCTGGCCCTATAATCTTACCTTTCCTTTTCTTCGCGCAGAGTCCAGCCACGCGCTTCCATACATGCATTGAATAGGGTCGTATTCGTAACTACACTGCTATCAGAGCTGGCAGGAACACAAAGATAACCACTGCAAAAGCCGCCCATGGCAGAAGATTTCCTTTGTTGCGATGCCTGCAAGCATTCATATTTATCATTTGCAAACCCTTGTAGTGTAGCTGAAGGTTTATACCATCCATATTTCTTTTGCGGTGCACAAGCCAGCATCAAAGCAACCATGGTAAAAAAAACGACTAGTGCAACAAGCATCGCTTTTTTCTCATCCAGGACCATAAGTTCTTTCATCATCCCACCTCAACTCGGTTAATAGAGAAAGGGTATTAAATAGTGACTGTAGCGGATGTTATCAATGATGCTGGGCCATAATAATAAACCCCATTTCTCTATTAAAAGAAATGGGGTTTATAAAACAGTCCATGTTTCCCTCCGACAAGTTATACGGGGTGGAACATACAACTGCCCTTTATTAAGAGGGTTTTCTATCATGTTTTTCATCTGAAATCTATAATGTTTTCACAAAAAAGTTAGCCAAACGACTTCAGATGTGAAATTAACAGCTCGCCCTACAGTTAGGTAGTGGTGATGACAAATGGTCGTCAGTCTTATCTTCGGTAAAAATTCTTTTACCCAAAAACTCTTGATCGAAGGGAGGATTAAGAACCAAGGAGAATTGTTGCACTCAGAAATCAGAGCAGAAACGTTGGTACCGATTCTGTGTGTTTTTTTAGTTTCTTTCAGTATTGAATGATCGACAAATAAAAGAAACTCATGTAGATTTCATGGCGGAATCTGCTGGCCGAGTCGAGCGATTCCAGCGTGTTTATCTGGGAGGGCCTGGGTCACATCGCCGCCCTTTTTGGGGGGGTATAAACATCATTTGCCATGACTTTTTATGGGAATAACCGCTGACATAGCCATTATCGTTGTTGCCGCCCTGATTGGGGGCCTCATTGCTCAATTACTGAAACAGCCGCTTATCCTTGGCTATATTCTGGCTGGTGTTCTGGTTGGCCCCCATACCGGGGGAA